AAAGCGATTGACCTAGACCCAGCCAACAAAGCACAAATGCTCTCAATACTCGACCAGACCAGAGACCTGGTGGAATCTGGCGAGATCATGAGTCTTCAGGTAATAGCTGTAAGGAAGGGGTCCTGCATGTACTGCAACGGCTCGATTTATGCAGGGCAATACCTGCCAATGATCGGCGCTCTTCACGTGCAGGCGAGCGATATGGAAATGCAAATGAACCGGGGCGCACTCCGCGATTTGGCGTGGAGTGAAGACTAGACTGCGGACCTTATCCGCGAGTAGGTGGACACAATGGCGGCGAGAACGAGACGACCACAGCACAACGACAGAACGCGCCAGAAAATACAAGCCAGTCAGCTAATAAATCGTCTTACCGATCATGTAAATGGCAAGGTAGACCTAACATCGTCGCAAGTCACTGCTGCGCTAGGACTTTTGAAGAAGGCTGTCCCGGATTTGTCTGCTGTCGAGCACAGCGGGGCCGTAGAACATCGCCACACCGACGAGATGACGCGTGACGAGCTACTCGATATCGCCAGCTCAGGCCGCGCAGGAGCTACTGGCACGCCAGGACGCAGCGCAAAGCCTGATCAGGTTCACTGAGTACACCAACCCCACTTACCGCCCAGCGCCACACCACACCCGGATTGCTGAGGCATTGGAAGCAATCGCGAGGGGTGATATTGACAGGCTGATGGTTTTCATGCCTCCCCGGCATGGGAAATCTGAGCTGGCCTCACGTCGCTTCCCTGCGTGGTATCTCGGTCAGTATCCGCATAACCAGATCATCGCAGCGTCGTATAACTCTGATTTGGCTAGTGATTTCGGGCGCGAGGTCCGAAACATTATCGACAGCCCGCTATACGGGAATGTTTTCGATACCCGACTGGCCGCAGACAGTAAAGCGGCTAATCGCTGGCACACGGATTCAGGAGGCTCATACGTCACGGCAGGCGTAGGCACCGCCATCACGGGGCGTGGCGCGCATGTGGCGCTAATAGACGATCCGCTCAAGGACCGCGAAGAGGCTGACTCCCAGGTCATGCGGGAAAAGGTGTGGGACTGGTACACGTCCACCCTGTACACGAGACTAATGCCCAGGGGGGCCATTGTCCTGATCCAGACCCGCTGGCACGACGATGACCTGGCGGGACGGCTGCTGAACGCCAACGGTGACACCTGGGAAGTGCTTGAGCTGCCAGCCCTCGATAACGGCATTGCACTGTGGCCGGAATGGTACCCGGTGGATGTCCTGGAGCGGGTCAGGGCGGCGATTGGTGAACGGGATTGGTCAGCCCTCTACCAGCAAAAGCCTGTCCCCGACGAGGGTACGTACTTTAAGCGCGAGTGGTTTCACTGGTACGACGAAGCGCCGAAGCACCTGAGACTGTATGGCGCGTCAGACTACGCCGTGACAGATGGCGGCGGTGACTACACCGAGCACGGTATTTTCGGCACAGACCCCGACGACAATATTTACGTCGCGCCGAATGGGGGCTGGTGGTCAGGCCAGACAGCGGCTGATGCCTGGATAGACGCGAAGTGCGACTTAATCATCGCCCACAAACCCCTACTATGGGGCGGTGAAGCAGGACCGATCAGAAAGGCCGTCGAGCCTTTCATGATTAAGCGAATGCGAGAGCGCAAATCGTATTGCCACATTGAATGGCTGGCGAGTATCCGGGACAAGCCGACACGGGCACGATCATTTCAGGCACGCGCCTCTATGGGTAAGGTCTACCTGCCCAACAATGACATCGGCCACAGACTGCTCGACCAGCTCCTGCGCTTCCCGGCAGGCGCTTATGACGATGCGGTCGACGTATGCAGCCTATTCGGGCAAATGCTGGACCAGACCATACCGGCCTTTATCCCGAAAGAAGACAGCAAGGTGCCGCAGCGCGACTACGACTTCAACCGCAGCACAGATAACTGGAAGGTTGTATGAACCCGTTAATGCTTCAAATCGATGACGATAAAGCGCAGGACGTGGCGGCGGTCAAAAAGTCTGATGTGAGACTTGGGACGCTATCGGATTACGTTGTGGCCGGCATGTACGAGGAATTCTGTCAGAAGTTTTTCCAACAGTCGTGGGTAAAGCCCGGGCAACGCAAGCAGGAAATCTTTGCCATATGGGCGTTCGCCAGCCCGTTCGATCTGTACAGGGGCAAGCCGTGACGCCGCTTGACTTCGGCTTGTGGCTGGGCATTGCCCTACACAATCCCAATTACGATGACCAATTCCGTGAGTCCGTCTATGCAGCCAGTATCGAAGCCCGGGCGACCTATAAGCGCGCGGAGCTGTCCTTGACGCATAAAAGCATCCCCGACGAGCGCGATTACGGCCAGACCTGGATCGAGGTTAAGTACCGGATTTGGTAGATGCATAACAAAACCCTCAACGCCCTGCAATTCTACAACCTGACCGTGCGCCAGCATGAGAATGCGGCCATCACCTATACAATCAAGTGGTCGCCGGCGTTTGCTACAGGCGTCACGTTATCCACATCCACGTGGAGCAGTGAGGATTCGGGCGTGACCATTGCCAATGCGGCCAGCACCACCACGGCGGCCACAGCCCGTATATCGGCTTCACCCGGGCGCTATCGAGTGGTCAACAAAATCACGACCAGCGCAGGCGATACCGACGAACGTTACCTAGATGTCATCGTCCACGACAACAACCGACGTACAAGTGACTATGGACGATACAACTAAACTGACCGTCGACGCCGAGCTCGACCAGCTGATCCGGTACTATGAGGCGTCGGAAATGGCGACCATCGAGTCACGGTACCTGTCAGAGCGTGACCGCGACTATTACGACCACAAGCAGTGGACCGATGAAGAGCGGGATACCCTGGGTCGGCGCAAGCAACCGGCGATCACGGTCAATCGTATCAAGCCCAAGGTCGATTTCTTACAGGGCCTTGAGCGGCAGACCCGCACCGACCCCAAAGCCTACCCGAGGACCCCGCAGCACGAGGACGCAGCGGACGCGGCCACGGATGCGCTTCGCTATGTGGCAGATAACGTCGAGTTCGATTACACGTCCTCCGATATTTTTGTCAATGAATTGGTCGAAGGCACGGGCGGCGCTGAAGTCATGGTCAAGCAGGCCCGTGACGGCTGGGAAATCGAAATCAATGGCTATGAATGGGATAGGTTGTTTTGGGACGCTCATTCACGTCGGCGCGACTTCAGGGACGCCAAATTTAAAGGCACTGTCGTTTGGGTGGACTATGAGGACGCCGCAGCGATGGCCGATGAGGGCATGTCCGAGGAGGACGTAAAGAACGTCCTGTACGCCTCACAAGACCCGTCCACTGGCGACACCTACGAAGACAAGCCTATCCAGTGGATCGACAAGGACCGTAAGCGTGTCAAGATCGTGTCTATCTGGTATGAAAAAAATGGCGTGTGGAAGTGGGCTCGATTCACCAAGGGCGGCTTTCTCCGTACGCCCATTGTGTCTCCGTTTTTGGATGAGGACGGCATGCCCGAGTGTGCGCTTGAGATGCAAAGTGCTTTTGTCGACCGTGAGGGCAACCGCTACGGCTGGGTCCGCACGCAGATCGACATGCAGGATGAGATCAACAAACGCCGGTCGAAGGCGCTGCACCTGTTGTCGGTGCGTCAGTTTACCTACGAGAAGGGTGCGATTGACGATGTGGCCAAAGCGAAGCGGGAATTAGCCAAACCGGATGGTGCGGTTGAAACGAATCCCAGCCTTAAATTCGAGCTGCTCAACACATCCGACCTGGCACAAGGACAATTCCTTCTCCTCCAGGAAGCGACCAACGAAATTGACCGGGTAGCCACCACGGCACAGACCGACGACAAGGTAAGGTCCGGACGTGCCGAGATTGCCCGCCAGCAAGCGTCTACGATGGAACTTGGTCCGATATTCGACGGCCACAGACACTGGAAGAAGCGAGTTTACCGCCAGTGCTGGAATCGCATCAAACAGTTCTGGACCGCTGAGAAGTGGGTTCGGGTTACGGACAATGATAACAACCTGAAATGGGTTGGACTGAATAAGCCTGTAACCGTCAGGGACCAGCTCGGTAAAGACATTGAGTCCCTGCCCCCGGATACCATGCAAGATCCCGCCATGCAGCAGGCGTTACAGCAGATAAACAACGACCCGCGCATGGATCAGGTGGTGGATACCGAGAACGTTGTCGCCGAACTGGATGTTGACATCATCCTTGAAGAGGCCCCGAACTATGTCACGCTGCAACAGGAACAGTTCGAGCTACTGGTTCAACTGTACCAGGCCAACCCCAACGGCATACCGTGGGAGGCCATATTCAGGGCCTCACAGCTACGCAACAAAGATGAGATCCTGGACATGCTTAAGGGCGATCCACAGCAGGCGGCACAGCAGGCTCAGCAGCAGAAGGAAGCCTTCGATACTGAGATGGAAGGGCGCAAGGCAGAGATTGACAAAGACCGCGCGCAGGCCACTAAGTTCATGTCAGACGCTGTAAAGACGCAAATTGAGAGCGGAGTTAGGTAGACCAAACGAATTCTAAACACGGCCCGCTTCTGCGGGTTTTTTATGCCGTCGCCGGGCTAATCGGGCGGGTACCTGTCGCCGGGGTGTATCGGGCGTGGAGTAAGTAATGAGCGAAGACACACTGGAATCTATGCTGGAAGGTGGTGAGGAAGAAGAGTCTCAAGAAACCGAAGAGACGACTGAAGCCGAAGCCACTACGGACGTAAAAGAACCGGAGCAGACCCCGGAACCATCCGCGTCGTCGGCGGACAGCGAAGTCAGTGCCTTGAAGGCGGAACTGGCACGTATCAGGCAGCAAAACCGCGAGCTAAAGGAAAAGCAGGAGCCGGAGAAGAAACCCGATCTTTGGGAAAATACCGAAGAGTGGGAATCAAGTCTGGAAAAACGCTTTGATTCCAAGCTAGAGAACACTCGGATTGGAATGTCAGAGGCGTTCGCCCGGAAACACTACGGTGACCAGGAGTACGAGGAGAAGCTAAGCGCCTTCATGGGCTTGGTGGAGAAGACGCCATCATTGATTGTTGATATGAGGGCATCCTCAAACCCTGCTGATTTTATGTTCCAAACAGCCAAGCGGCAAATGATGCTTGATCAGGTCGGCGATCTGGACGCGTACGAAAAGAAAGTGCGTGAAAAGGTCGAGTCCGAAATCGAGGGGAAAATACGGAAGGAATACGAGCAGAAGCTCGGCAAAGCCCTTCCCAATTCGCTCGCCGATACCAGAGCGGCAGGCGGCCTAAAAACCCCTGTCGGTGATGAGAGCCTGGAAGACATTTTAGGAGCGGACGCCGCTCACCGTCGTTAGCAGGCCACCACTGTCGTGAGACAGAGGTTATCCCATAGCGCCCCGTAAGGGGCCGAAGGAGTATTTATTATGGCTAATGTAACTGTAGCCACAGAACTCCGCGTCAAACAGTTCCTGAGCGAGTATTACAGGGAATTTGTACGCGGAAATCGTTTCTCCCGGTATACCGGGACGAGTTCCAACAACGTTATCAACGTCAAAGACGGTAAAAAGCAGATCGAGATTCCGCTGGTCAACCGCTTGAGCGGTACCGGTGTATCAGGGTCTGCCACCCTTCGCGGGAATGGTGAAAACATTCCCAACCACGGCTATACCCTGACCCCGACCTATTTCCGGAATGCGGTTGAAATGGACCGTGAGGAAATGGAGAAGCCCAACATCGATCTGATGGGTGCGGCTCGTCCGCTCCTGATGGATTGGAGCATGGAGAAAATCCGCGACGACATGATTGAGGCCATGGGGGCGGTTCATAACGGCACCAGTTATTTCAACTACGGTGACGCCACGACTGGCCAGCGCAACAGCTGGGCGGTCAACAACGCTGACCGAATCCTCTACGGTGCCACGGTCGCCAACTACACAGGCGTACATGCCACTGACCTTGCCAAGCTCGACGCTACCGCTGATGAGTTGACCAAGGAAACCCTAAGCCTGGCAAAGCGTATGGCGAAGAACGCCCGCCCGCGCATCCGCCCGGTCAAGGTACAGGAAGAGGAGGAGACGTTTATCGCCTTCTGCGACTCGTTCGCCTTCCGCGACCTGAAAGCCTCGCTGGCCTCCACACATGGTTCTGCTCGTGAACGGTCCAAGAATAATCCCTTGTACCGCGACGGAGACGAGGTTTGGGATGGCGTGATTATCCGCGAAGTGCCTGAGATCGGTGAGTTCATTGACAACAGCTACGGATCGGATTGGTCGTCTTTGGCAACGGCTGGTGGTAGCTCGGGACGTGTTTCTCCGGTGTTCTTCTGCGGTGCTCAGGCGTTGGGTTATGGCATGGGACAGCGGCCTCGAATCATTGTGGATCGTGACTATGACTACGGATTCCAGCCGGGTGTTGCGGTCGAGCTGAAACACGACATCGACAAGCTGTTTTTCGATGACAACAGTTCCGGGACCAGTTCTCAGCATGTGCAGCACGGCATGGTGACGATTTGGGTCAACGCCGCGAAAGACATTTAGGAGATAAATCATGGCAGCTGAAACACTTACCGCCACTAAAGGCAAAGCCGTCGCCGCTCGTCCGGGCGTCGGTCCTGCTGGCAACCTCAAGGTACAGTATTCCACCTATAGTATCGCGGCCAACGTCGAAGACGGGGACATCTTTGAGATGCTCTGGCTGCCGGCGAACTCCACGGTTGTGGGTGGTTTTCTGTACGCTGATCCGTTGGATACTCACGCAACCCCGACCCTCGATATGGATATCGGTTTCGCTGGTAATGGCGTAGATTCGGCCGACCCGGATGCGTTTGGTAATCTGGGCGTATGGGATGATGCCGTTGTTACGGGTTATCGTCCGGAAGCCGGCCATGTCTACCCGCTGGGTGGATTGCTGATTACCGACGGCCCTGTGACGTTCACCGTCCCGACCAAGATCCAGATTGAAGCAAATGCGGCATCTGCCACGTTTGCGGCGGGTCAGGTCACGTTGGTTGTTCACTACGTCGTTAATGACTGAGTGGACTAAGGACGCCGGGGGGCTTCCCCCGGTGGTTCTTTTACCGGCTATCCAGCATACCGGCAGCCGCTTTGTCCGCTGGGACATTCTCAAGCGGTACCAGCATTGTCAGCTGAACGAAGCACCCTTGAAGCGCACGGTGTACTACGAACACCTATCCGCTGTACGTAAGTGCGAGCGGTTTATCCCGCTGCTGGGAAGATACCCGGCGATTGCCTCGCTAAGACATCCCCGACGGGTGTTTAAGAGCTGGCAGAGGCGCGGACAACCACTATCGCAGTGTATCGAGGAATGGACCAATCTGATCGAGATGGTCGACCCGTACAAACCCTATTACATGCCTATCGACGCCGCAGACCGTCAGGATTACCTCGACCGGATAAACGCCGACCTTGGGCTCAACATCGTCACCGACTGGCTACCGAGAGGGAATAAGGCCGGGACGATGCAGATGAAACCAGAAAAGATCGTTTTACCCGATGAGGTCGAGTTGTTCATTGAGTCGATTTCCGACTTCACAAACCGATTCTGGCAGGCCGAAGCAGTTGCAACCGAACCCCTTAACGGCGTTGTGTTTCGCAACCTGACGCAACAGCGGATCGAAGCTTACGGGTATCTCTTCATGCCATGCGGGCAGGAAGGCGACACGCAGAAAGTAAAAGAAGATCACCTTATCGCCAAATTCCGGCTGTATGACACGCTGGAAATGACAGGCTTCAAGGCCGATGGTCGCTGGGGTGAAGCACGCAAACAGGCGGAGTATGAGAGATGGCTTACACAGCAGCACAGTTAGCCTCAAAGGTGGCCATTAAGATCGGGTTTCTAACGCCGGGCGATACGTTGGCGACTGCCGATCAGACCATCATTACTGACGCCTACGCAGCGCTCTATGACACCCTACAGCGCGACCACAAAGTGGACTGGGGGCCGGATGACAGTATCCCGGTATGGGCGATGCTACCTATCCGGGACATTCTCGCCTCGCGCACGGCCAATGATTTTGGCAAGCCCCGCAATCTGGACGATGAAACGATGGGATTCCGTGAACTCTCCAAAGGGCTTGCGGTGGACAACTCTCAGGAACCTACCGAAATCAACGCGTACTGATGAAAGCCTCCCTACAGCCCGATTATACTCCTTCGACGGGGAATGATATCGGCGACGCCTATGTGGCCCGTATCTATAACGGCATTGTCGAGAAAGACCAGTTTGACCGGCCCTATACCACCCAGCGACCTGGCTTCGAGCAGGAAATAAACGCCTCGGGAACGCTAGCGGATTGCGTAGGACGGGGTTGCGTGTACTGGAACGCGCTATCTACGTTCTACTACGCGGCGGACGATTCCGTTAGTGGAGTCACGAAAATCTACAAAGGGGCCTACACGGCACCCTGTACCGGGGCGACGCTGGCTACCGGAACCAAGAAGGTTTACTTCGCCGAAGTTGGTGGTTACCTCGCTATCATCGATCCGGAAGGGAATAAGGGTTACTACATTGATAGCGCGGCCTCTACGGTGCTGGTGGAGATAACCGATGTAGACTTCCCGCCCAAACAAACGCCAGCCCTGAGTTTGGCTCGGGGTGCGGTGGAGCTGAAAGGCCGGCTGTATATCTTGGATACGCAGGGCACCATCTGGAACTCCGCGCTCGAAGATCCTACCGCGTGGTCCGGCGGTGACAATATTAACGCTGAGATCGAGGCCGACGACGGCATAGCGATTGCCAAGCACAACGAGCAGATCGTGGTTTTTGGAAGGAGAACGATAGAGTATTTCTTTCATAACGGTAATCCCCAGAACTCGCCGCTCTCCGCCAATCAGACGATCTATCACGAGATTGGCTCAGCGGATATCGATTCATTTTACGAAGAGGAGAAGGCCCTCTTCTTTATTAGTCGGTCCCGCACCAGTGATCTGGCCGTGTACCGGATGCAGAACTTTGCAGTTCAGCAGATTTCCACACACGGCGTTTCTGCCAAACTGACGCAGGCATATAACAGCGGGTCGTCGGCCATCTTTGCGCACGGGGTATCAGCGCATGGGCGGACCTTCTACATGATGACGATAGACAGCTATACGCACGTCTATGATTCGCGATGGGGGCTCTGGTACGTGTGGGAAACGGTCATGCTTATTGATTCGTTCCCTTTGGTCGATTGGTCGGTACAGGCGGCCAATGAACAGGGGCAGGGCATGCTGAGCAACGGGGATTTAATCTCGGTCAGAAGTGATTGGCTGCCCTATGACATCAGCTCCCTGGCGGCAATCGGCAACATCTCGGTCAACGTCACGACCGGGGCGCTGGACTTTGGCACCCGCAAACGGAAGTACATGAACAACGTGCGTATTGACGGCTATGTCAGTGATGCCTCAACGACAGATTTTCTGGTGCAAATTAATTACCTGGACGATGGAGCCACACTCGGGAAACAACTCACAGGCACTTATAAGCTCAACGGGTATGGTCAAATCGTTCCGCGAGCGGGGGCCTTTCATTACCGCGCTTTCAGCGTCACGTTCCCCTATACCAGTTCAGGGCCCTATCCGGTGGGTACATTCAAACGCGCCATTGTTTACGGATTGGAGTTTGACCTTGTTGAGGGGCTGAGTTGATCGATCTCGACCCGCCGCAGAAGTTTTGGGATATAACGGCGCTGCTCGACTGGATCGGTCGGTTATACAACTACGTCAAACCTTCTGTTTCGCCAGTCACGATTGCCTCGGGTGAGATCACCGTATCCTGCCCGCACATGATTGTTGACACCGAAAGCGCCGCCGCCAGCGATGATTTAGACACGATCACGCCCGGACGTAACGGCTACCGGGTCATCCTGCAAGCGGCCAACAGTGCCCGCACGGTGGTGGTAAAGGACGGCACGGGCAACATGAAGCTGGCCGGGGATATGTCATTAGATAACGCCGAAGACACCATTGAGCTGGTGTTTAACAATACGGATTGGTACGAACTCAGTCGGTCGAATAACGGGGTATAATATGGGATCACTATTAGACTTTCTAAACAGCCCGTTAGTAAAAACCGGCGCAGACATCTACAACCAGGTCCAGCTTGGTAAGGGGGCCAAAGACGCGGCCAACCAGATCAACCAGGGCTACAATCAGGCGCAAAAAACGATCACCACACTGGGTGATTCCGCTAAAGGGTATCAACAGCCGTACTACGACTCCGGTTTGGCGGCGCTGTCAGAATTTCGTAGCCTCCTGTCCAATCCATCGCAGGTAATGCAAGACCCCGGCGTGCAGTTCCAGCAGCAGCAGGGGCAGCAGGGCATTGACCGGCAGCTTGAGAAGAATAACCTCCTGAACTCCAGCGCGCGCCTGAATGCGGCGTCTGAGTTTAACCAGGGGCTTGCCTCCACGTCCCTGGATTCGGCACTAAACCGGCGTCTCCCCTTAATAAACGCGGGCACGAATGCGGCTAATACCATGAGTGTGTCTGACCTTTCCACAGGCAGATCGTTGGCCAATCTCCAGCTAGGGCAGAATGAGAACCTCGCGAATAAGGACATCACAGGTGCTATCCAAAACACAGGCATTCTGGATGCCGTGCTCGGTGGAGTTTCGGCGATGGGCAACACCCAAGGAAGCCTCGCATCATTGTTTGGCGATAGCGGTCAAGGTGCGATGTCTAATATTAAAGGATTGGTCACGGGGCAAACGTCGGTTGGTGATCTGGTCAATCAGGTTGGCGGGATCTTCGGTAACGGTACCGGGTTTTCGTTATCCGGGACCGGTCTTAATCCGCTCGGCCAGCAGGCCAGTCAGTTAGCCGAGCAGAATTTTGGGCTTAGCGGTGCTTCCGACCTAACGTCGAGTGCGCTGGGGTCCAATCCTCTCGTTAATAACCTGGCAGCCGGTGGTTTGGCTGGCGCTGGGCTAGGTGCGGCCATTGCCGCGCTGACCGGGGGTGACGTTGCGGGCGGTGTAGCGCAAGGCGCTGGTGCGGGTGCTGGGGCTGCTATTGGTACGGCCATAATGCCCGGTGTCGGCACGATCATCGGCGGATTTTTGGGGGGCACCATCGGCGGCAAGATTGGCAAGGCCATTGGCTTTTCCGGCAAAGGCGGCGGCGAAGATAAGCCAGACACCCAATTGGCTACAGGTGCCAGTAATGACTTCAAATCCGGCCTTGGATCAGAGGGACCGTGGGGCGCTATCGGCTTCAAGTTCCAGAAGCATATCAGCAATACCCAGGCGTTCCAGTCGGCGTTTGACGCCATCACGCAGACCGATAAGGTCATGTCGGCCTTGTTTACTCCGGAGCAGAATGCCGCCATCAAAGCTGAACTGTCGAAAGACAATGTCTTCCGCATCAAGCGTAACGAAGGTGGTTTGAGCCCGGCCAGGATTATGAAAGATTCTTTTGACGTACGGGCGCAGGCGGTACGGACAGCACTGGGTGACGACACCTATGCACGGCTAGGTATTGGGGGCATGTACCAGGCATTAGCCTCGGGCGATCAGGGGCAAATCGACAAGGCGTTCTCAGTGCTAAAGGTGAACCATGCCTAACCAATCGCTTATTGACCTCGTATCCAATAAGAACCAGCCCGCGTTGCTCTCAGATGTTCGAGGCCAGCGTGACGTTGCGTTAGAGCGCGGCAAGCTCCAGAACCAGACGCTGTCGATGCAGAACAGCGCAATGGCGCAACAGCTCGCAGATGAGCCTGTATTACGTGACATACGAGCCAGGGCCGCGCAAGGCGATCAGTTAGCGCAGATCCAACTGTACTCGATGCGTCCTGAACAGTTCGTCCAGATGAAGGAAACGCTTTCCAAGCAGGATGCCGGGCAGCGGGAAGCCGACAAACTCCAGCGCCAGCAGACGGCCAACCAGATCATGGTCAAGCTGCAAGACCCCAACACGCGACCCGAAGAACGGGCCAAATTGTTGCCGATACTGGCCGAAGTGGCGACATTTGAGCAGTTGAGCAAGGCCACAACCCCGCAGACAGAGGCCGGTAAAACAAACGCTGATTTGCGGTCTGGCCTGATCACTCCTGAACAGGCGGCTACTCCCGATTCTGGCGGCGGCCAGCCGATGAACGTAAAGGAGTACCAATATTGGACAACGCTGTCTCCCGAGAAAAAGCAAGAATACCTGTCTGTTAAGCGCGCGGCACCTAAAGTCGATCTAGGTGATTCGATAGGAATAATTGGTGCCAATAACGAGATAGCCCACACATTCAAAAAAGGATTGGCTCCGAATGATGAGCCGGCTGTTAAGGCAGAGCAGGCAACGGCACAAGAGATAGGGAAAGCTAAGGGACAATGGCAGGCAAGCGAGCCAGTACTATTAAACGCCATCGGCACCATGACGGACAAAAATCAGGTGATCGACCAATCTATTGATCTTGTTAAATCGCTGCTGAGTGGTGGGTCGGCTGAATTTGGCGCTGTTTTCAAGTCCTGGCCCGCATCAGAAGCGAATAGAGTCAGGAACCTTCTCAGCACAATAAAGGCAAACGTCGGGTTCGCTGCGCTTCAGGAAATGCGGGATAACTCTCCGACTGGTGGCGCGCTTGGCCAGGTTTCTGAGATGGAAAACAAATTGTTGCAATTGGTGTGGGGTTCTCTCGAACAGACCGGGGATATTAGCGACATGGCCAGGGTGCTGGACCAGATCAAGAATCAAAGGGCCGCAACACTGGATCGGTTAAAGCAGGCTTATGAATTTGACAAGGACCGGTATGGGTCAACCCTCCCAGAAGGGGCTAAAGCGCCAACCATGCCCCAATCTCAGGAAACAAAAGTGCTCGACGGGGTTACATACATTAAACAAGGCGACCAGTGGTATCAGCAATGACGCCAGTTACTGATCCTGCCATCCTCGCCAAGCTCAACGGCGCTGCGCCTGTCCCTGTGACCGATCCAGCAATATTGGCCAAGTTAAACGGCCAGCCGGTAGACAACGGGTTTCAGGTCGGTGAAATAATCAGTAACATCCCAGGCAGCGCGAAAGACTATGCAGGAAGCATTATCCAGCCGTTTTTGCACCCGGTGGATACCGTTAATAATTTTCGTGAGATGGGCCTTAAAGGCACGAAGGATGCATTTATAAATCTGTATAAAGAGCGTTACGGATCGCCCAAAAAGGCACTACAGACCCTTGAAAGCGACCCGGTTGGCGCAATGGCCGACCTGTCCTTCATTCTGACGGGGCCTTCTGGTCTGGCGGCACGCGCACCAGGCATTGCAGGTAAAGCCGGTGCCGCTGTGAACACGGTTGCGAAAGCAGTAGAACCGCTAAACCTGGTAAAAGGTGGCGTTCGCACGGCAACCAAGGCCATCGTTCCAGAGGGTCTTCCGACAAGGCTTTATGAAAGTGCGTCGAAGTTCTCGACCACGTTCACGCCAGAGCAACGGTTAGCCATGTCGGGAACGGCGCTAAAGCATGGTGTATTGCCTACAGCTAAGGGTATTGATCGAGTTAATAAAGTAATGACCGGGCTTGATAACCGGATCACTGACTTGATCGATAAAGCGACCAAGAGCGGGGCTAGTGTTCCCAAGAAGGCAATTTATAAATATTTAAGGGAGTCACGTAAGAAGATGGGGGGCGCAACGGTTGACGCGGCTAAAGATTTAAAGCAGATCGACAAAGTGGCAAAAGCTTTCGATGAACATCTAAAGAATCTCGGGAAAGACAGATTAACGCCAACAGAACTTCAAGCATTCAAACGCGATGCTTACAAACGCATTAACTTCGAACGATCTCAAGGGACAGCGAAACTCGGGGCGGAAGAGGCGAGAAAGGGGATGGCGCGCGCTGCCAAGGAATTGGTCGAAGAAAGTGCGCCAGAAGTAAAAGACCTGAACCAGCAACTTGGTGAACTGCTCCAGCTTAAGGAGCCGTTATCGAAAGCCTCTGGACGAATCGCGAACCGGGATATTACCGGGATCATGGCACCGTTAAACATCGGTGCCGGTGGGGTCGCAGGCGGAGCACCAGGCGCGGCGGTGGGAACCATCATGGCCTTACTGGAGAAACCATCTATCAAGGCGAGAATTGCCAGACGACTGTATAACGCCCAGCATCGGGAGATTTCAGACCTGTTTGATTTCGGGATTACCCCGACACTAACTCAACAAGGACTGTTCCAGGCGGGGCGTCAACCCTTGTCAGACCAAAATGAGATAGCCAAATAAATGATGTAGCAAATCGCTATGACTGTAAGCAGTTCCATTTCATCACCCGGCGAAAGTACGCCTTAAGAGTATACCACAACCCGCACCAGCGGGTTTTTTATTGAGAATCAGGAGTTTATATGGCTAATTCAGGCTTCAAGCGGGTCGAAGGCGGGGTCGCCAGCACCGATGGCGAGGTCGTCACGCAGGACTACGCGGGCGGGGCGCTCCACGCATCCGATGGCTTCCGTCCGGTGGCCTATGACGCTGACCGGGTAATGAATGGCACGGCACAGGGCTTTGCGCTGGATTCGGCGGTAAGTCTCGGGCAGGGGCGTCTTTACGTGGTCAATACCGGGGCGACGACTGAGGCGGTGCGTATTGCCTTTGGTACCTCTGAACTTGACGCTGAGGCCAATCTAACCCACTCAACGAACCGGGCGACGACCGGGGTGTACCTGCATGCGCCTGCTGACGGTCCAGGTGCAATCCTGCTGGGTGTTCCGTCTGACGCTACCCACTACGCGCTGGAGAACGCTGTCGCAGCCGATACGCAGACCGTGGTTGTGACGCAAGGGCTATGAGACTCGGGTTATCTCTGTCGCCGTCGCTTAGTCCTTCGCTGGGCGTGTCTACCCCTGCCGACCTGACACTACCTTCCAGTATCGCCACCAGTACGGACGGCACGCAAGTCGTGCTGGGGTATGGTGCTACCGCGGTAATGACAGCAGTCACTACCGGCTGGACGGTGAAGATCGGCGGCGTGAGTAAAACGTTGTCGGCGGCTTCGGCATCCGGTACGGACGTGACCCTGACTCTCAGTACGGCAGTCATCGACTACGACGATACCGTGACTGTCAGCATGGATGGGGGC